TTTTCCGTTTGGCCAAGAGCGTTGTGTGCTTGAGCATTCAGACGACCTTCGCACATCATGCGGAGTTGACTGAAAGTAAGCTGACCAGCGAAACCAGGCAGAGCGATACCACCACCACTACCGCTGTCGCAGATGTTGCTCGTACTGATGTACGAGTTGCCCAGGGATGGGGTATTGTTCGGACCAGTGTATTCGCTCTTGGTGAACGAATTCGTAAGGCCAGTCGAACTGGGAGGAGCAGTGAAGTTGAAGTTCATGGCTCCGATCGAGGCGACAGCAGTACCACCTGCTGCATTGCCGCCTTGACCACCGGTAGCACTGGAGTTACCACCAGTAGCTCCACTGATCGAAGCTGCGCCAGCAACTGCACCCGCTGCTGCCACTGCACCAGCTTGGCTGGAGGAAGTGGTATTGGGTTTGTTACCGTTGTTGTTGTTGTTGTGGCCACGGTGCTTCTCAGTGGCAAAAGCATGCCCAGCGAGAAGGGAGAAAACAACTGCGAGTACGAGTTTTTGCATTGCATTTCCTTAGTTAGAGAGGTTTGCCGGTCTTTCCCGGCTGTCATGCGATTTCAAGGCTCTGCTTGAGGCTTACAACAGCCCCACTCATTCCGGTGAGCATTCGGGTGTTGGCGTATCCGCGTAGCCAACACATTCGGTGCATTGCTGCACTACGGATGAAAAATTCTTTGCCGGTCTTTCCCGGCTGTCACCAACTTTTTTTGCGCTATTGCTTGGCCCTGCGCTCTACGCTCTCGCTGCCTCACGCTGGTAAAGTTGACAACTCCGCTGCTCTTGTGGGGTGGCCGGTGCTGATCTCCGGCTTGGGAGAATTATTCCCTTTCGACAGTCGTGGCCGCTCACGCACACAACCTATGCATTCACCCCATTGATTGCTTAGCCGAACAGACTCGTGGTCGGCTTCTTGCCAGCACCTGGCGCTGCACCCTTCGGTGCACCTGCGGTACCACTGGCTGAACCCTTGGCGCGATCCTTGGTCTTGCCTGCCCACTTCTTCTCCCACGTATTGCAGAAGGTGGCTTCTTCGGCCTGGGCACGAATCTCGGCAGTGGTCTTCCGATCCGAAGCACGGAAGAACTTGTCGATCTCGTTTTCTTCACGGGTTTCACCCGTTGCGTCGTAACCACCGGCTTCGTTCTTCTTGGTCTTGTCGACCACTTGCTTGATGACACCGGCCAGGATGCGCTTGCCCAGCAGATCCATCACCATTTCGACCTTGGTCGGAACTTCGGCCTTGGCTTCGTGGGAGTAGAGGCTGATGACCTTGGTTTCGGTTTCCAAGGCAGAGATCTCCTGACCAATGGTCAGCAGAGCCAGGGAGTTGGCCATCAGGAAGCCAGGAAGGTAATTCTTCTTGCCGTCCTTTTCGTAGTAGTTCTTGCCACCCTTGGCTTGACCGGAAGTCATCCAGAGAGTTTGACGCAGATCCTTGCCATCTTCGGTCTTGAAGACCACGTTCAGGCCCAGGGCACCGCTCGGTGCTTTGTTGATGTAGGCGAGTTCCACTTCGAAGTCGTAGAGGCCGGATTCGAGGGGGACATTACCGATGGAGTCACGTTCGTTGGCGATGGAGTCGTCGGTAGCGAGGGTTGAGAGAAGAGACATCTTCTTTTGTTTCCTTTCAGTTGTAGAGGGTTGTGTTGCGGGTTATTCGTAGTACTCTTTCAAGCGATCGAGCACTCGTTGCATGTCGTTGTCAATGAAGGTTTCCTTCGTATCGAACAACCCAAGCGGACCACGAAGACGTTCATTCACAGTATCTTTCGTGAGCTTGGTCTGGAACACATACTTGAATCCCAGAGCTTCTTCTTCCGGAGTGATCGTCAGAAGATCCGACTTATACTCCTTCAGAGCCTTCAAAGGTACCTTCTTCGAAGCGATGACGATCGTGAAGTACGATTCGACACCATTGTTCTTGAGGGAACCTTTCACCGGTACCTTGGTTTCCATCAACATCTCGGACTCGTTCAGAGTATCCGAAGTGTGTGCCGTGAAGATCACATTCTTGGTGGACCTGGCTACGTACTGCTGCATCAAGGTCTTGAAGAACTGGGAGAACTGGCCCCAAGCTGCCATGGTATTTGGAGAGTTGATTACATAGACCGACTCGTACATGTCGAGCAGGTAAGTGAGGCTATCCACTACGATCGTATGGATGTGATCCATGGTTTCTGCAGCATCGAATGCTTCGTTGATCTGCAGCGGATCGGTGATGACGTACTCCTTGAACTTGGACTTGAAGGGGAGCTTCTTGCCTGATTCGCAGTTGAGATACATCACACCTTCTGGATGTTTCAGCCCCATGAGAGAAGCTGACTTACCCGTAGCTGACTTGCCTACGAGCAGTACCAGGTGATCGTTGTAATGTGTGGTCATACATTCCTTTCTGTTGAATGTCATCGGCGTGCCCGGACGGGCACACCTTACTTCCTGGAAAGAGCCTTTCCTACTGAGATCATCACCGTGGACATGATTTCCGCTTCATCCAGCTTGTCAGCAATCTTGTCATTGAGCGATACCACCCTGGAGCGGATATTCTCGAAATCGAAGCCTGCGTCAACCAGGATCATGCCGTAGCGAAGCAGCATGTTGTTGCGGTTACCATCACCGATGTTATTGATCACCCAACGCTCCAGGTTGTCCATGGATTGCTGTGAGTTCAACAAGGTCTTGCGATCCTCATTCTTGCTGGTCTTCGGGATGAAGGGGAGTGCATCCAGCATGTCACCATCTTGGTATTCGTAATGGCCATTGTGAGACAGCCACTTCCGAGCACGTTGATTGGTTGCTGTATCTACTTCGAACGGAAGCCAGTCGTAGATATTGGCAATGAACTCCTTGTAGTCCTTTGCATCCAGCTGCAGCACGTAGTTGAGCGGGAAGATGATGCGGAAGCGATTCTCCTTTTCGGTGTGACGCTTGGTTGTGTACATCAGGAAACGGTATCCCTTGAGCAACAACTTGGCAGTACTCATGTTGACACCACCATCCACATCTACCACCACCAGGTTGAATCCAGGGATGGCATTTTCTTCGTTGCGGTACCCACCGTTGAGATGGTGAGCCACCCAATGCATTCCACTGGCTTGGGTCAGCTTGTGCAGCTGATCAAACGGAGCGTAGTCATTACGGTAGTCCGTGGTCATGTCGGTACTGTAGGACAGCACCATCTTGCCCAGATCAGTTTCCTCCAGGGTTTCACCACGGATGAACTCGATACCATCAGAGAATGCTTTCTTGATGATGATATTGTTCTTGTATCCGTAGGCAATAGCCAGATTCATCATCTCTGCTTTCTGCGCCACACCACCCCGATAGAAGGGGAGATCCTCAACCAGGTCAGCCTGGGTCAAGTCCTTCTTGATAGCCGCGATGTACTTGGCCAACTTGACGTATGGACGATCACGAGACAGCATCTTTCCGAAGGCGTCACCAGACTCCTCAGCCAGCTTGATGGCGTTGTAGATGTGCTCTGCTGTTACTTCCGCAGAGTCATCGATGAAGGCATAGGCACCAGCCAATTTGAGCACCTTGAAGTAACGGTGCGACATCTCGGCTTTCCGCATCTCATCATGCTCAGGCAACAGGGAAGCTGCTTGTTCACAACGAAGCTTGTACTCGATCAACAGAATGCTGGTTTCTTTGGAGATAGCCAGCCTGCGATTGACGTTGATCATGTCAGCCAGATTCTCCAGACGCTCAGCCAAAGCTTCCAGGAAAGCATTGTCTGCCTTACTGGTATTGAGGTCATAGATCTGTTCTGCCGTCAGGTGAGTGTTCTTCGATGAACCACGGAGATAGCCAAAGAAACAACGTCTGGCATACCCAGTATCCAGCATCGAATACAGGTTAGCTTCAGTAGCCGAACCATCGAACAGCTTGGCTGGCGTACCAAACATCATAAGGTTAGATGGTGTTGCACCACGGATTTCTTCCATCCGATTGTTGTCGGAAGTCGACTTGATCAACTTGGTTTTGACTCTGCCCTTGTCGTACAGCTCGAGGAACGTAGTCAACACTTCGTTGTTACCGATCAGGTTAAGACCGATCTCATCGATCTCCAGATTGGCTGAGCCAGCACTTGCCATCAACAGTTTGTGACGCATCTGCTTTACGGCAGGACTGGTACCCGAGTCAAAGCTGAACAACAGGGAACCCAGTGAATCAAATTCCTTCTGCACACGCACCAGTTCTTCATCCGGATCGGTAGCTTTGCGAATGGCTCGAGCATTGGCCAACTTGGGAAGGTTGATCTCAGCCAACAACGGGAACGTCTCGTTCAAGAAGCGTTCACGGAACCTGGAAATGACATCCTCTTCGATGATGTTGGTGGAGTGTCCTTTACCGTAACCAGAGGTAGCCAGGTTCAGTGCGAACATGTTGACAGGAATATCACCACGATCCGTAGTAGCAATCGAGCAACGCATCTGTGCCGCCACAACACAGAAGTAGTACGCCACCAGGACACGGAAGAATAGTGGCTCCGTATTCTGGGTTTTACTGCAGAGGATCTCCACCAACTTCTCAGAAGTGGGGTGATACTTCATTTCATCAACAGTCAACATTAGTGCTCCTTCTTGGTAAAAACTTGTTGGTTACAGAACCAGTTCCCCAGCAGCGATCAGTGCATCCTTCTGGCTGCATACACTGAAGGCATTGCAGTACTTGCATGCCATGACTTGACCAGGAACTTCCACCACCACACCCACATTGCCATCTTCTTGGCAACGTACTTGAGCATCATGGTATGTGTCGAAGTTCTTGGTGCTGCGCTTCCTGGATTGGGGATTCTTGTAGTACTTGAACACAGGATCCGAACGCCACAGATCTTCTGCTGAGCACAAAGGTAGATCTGCTTCAGGAACATCCCAGAGTCTTTCGATCTGATCAAGCTTGCGCTTGATGAACAGATCTGTTTCCTGGATTGGCTTCAGCGGGAGTATCTTCTGCTGGATTCGTTCTTGGGGATACTTCGTATCCTGCATGGCTTTGGCTTTGGACCAGTCAGTGAAGATGAACTGGATAGCCATCTCATCCTTGGTGATCTTGAGGGGATTGAGCCAGCGATAGATACTTCCCTGGAGGATGTACTTGTCGTCGTTGCTGCCACGCATAGCTGTGTAGACGGATGTGGTTTTGAAGTCTTCCAGACGACCATCACCGATGAAGTCGAATTTTCCAGAAATCAGGAACTTGCCGACTTGTTTTTGCTCGCGTTGTTCCAGGTAGATTGGGATACAACCTTCGGATAGATCATCCAGTGGTGGATTGATTCTCACGCGATTGATGAGCTTGGTCGGGTATCCCAGGTGCTCCATCGCAACAGCGTAGTTGTCTTTCCAAGCACGCTCGATTGCATCGTGGATAGCGGTACCCATACGGCTGGCAGTCATTTGAACCAGGTCAATGACGACATCTCCCACAGGCACACGAGCACTGAGGATGATCTGACGAATCGGCTTGATCAGGGATGTAGCCGAGATAACATTTTCATCGCTGTCGTAGGTATCGGTAGCCAGGAAAACAGCTAGCGACAATGGCACGGCAGAGCCATTGGAATATTTGATCATATTGCCTCTTGGTTTGGGTGGAGAGATCACAGAAGCTCCCCGGAGGGAGCATTCTGCTAGGTACTACAGGATTTCACACACTCCGGCAGTGCAAGCCAGTTCACGCACGTTTACCGTGGTGTCATCCGTCTCGAGAGTTGCCAAAGCAGCCCAGTCGAATGCAGGCATACGAGCCAGCAGTTCTTCATACTCTGCTTGAGTGCACTCGGTATAGGGGGCTTGTTTGTAGTTGTGTTCACTGTGCGGAAGGAAACTAACTCCAGCCAGTTTATCGAAGTGACGATACACCCAACCACCTACATCCAACCACTCATGGTCTTTGACATAGACTGTGATGGAGACGTTGTGCTCCGACCAGTTCTCCTGGAACATCAAGTAGTGCTCCAGTTGTTCCAGAGCAGTCCTGTCGTTTCGCATGATTGCATGATCCGGAGCTTCAACAGGGAAGCTGAAGATGTCAGTAGTGTCACCCTTGGTGACGCAATCTTCGACAGGGAATCCTTGCTGACGCATCAACTGAGCCAGAGGATCCTTCTTGTCAGCACGAACTGTCCTGATGTAGTACTGGGAGTACCTGGGATGGATACCACTGGCAGAGTCCACCAGTTGAGATACCGTACCTGATGGCTTGACTGTGGTGATGGCTACCGATTGGTTGATACCCAACTGCTTCGCGTAGATTGCGTTGACAGCGATAGCTTCTGCTTTCAAAGCTTGCAGCCAGTCAACTGTCTCAGCACTGGTTTGGGAAAGTACCGGATGGTCCATGATCCCAGTCAGACTTACACCAAGCAACCGTTCTTCTTCCTGGTTTTTCTTCCAGATGTTCCGGACATAGCGGAAGTTGGTGAGCATGGATTGGTAGGTACCAATGATCGTAGCTACACGAACTTTCTCGATCAGATCCAGGAAAGTATCATCCTTACGGATAACCACTTCAGACAGGTTGCAGACGCCTGCAGAACGAAGAGTGATCTCAGCGCAGGGGTTGATGCCGATGACTTGCGTGTGGTCTCTACGGCCTGATTGTATGGCCTTCTTGACGGCTGCAGCACGATTGAAGATGCCACGTTCACCAGACTTGGATTCGATCAGGCTGAGCCACTCCTTCATGAACACTTCCATCTGAGGACGCTCAGTGTAGGCAGCACTGTTGTTGGCCAGGTGACGTTGGGGATTTTCATTCCACCATTGTCCGGTCTT